CAAAACGCAGACAAGCAGTAGCAATTGCACTTAGTACTGCTGGCAAGCCTCTCTCTAAAACAAATAAATAAAATTTTGACATATAATATTATATATGTTTAAATAATTACATACCACTCATAAGGAGACTATAAAATGCCAAGTAAAAATATATACTACGTAGGTACTGGCGGATATGCCAACTACTCTACTCTAGCAGAAATCCCTGCTTCTATACTAGCAGCGGGTGATACAACTATCGCGATGGGTCCAGGTACCTATGATCCACTTACAGCTGCTGTACTAAATAATGTCAGCTTTGTAGGTCAAGGTGTACATGACGAAATTGTAATCAATGGTAACTTCACTATTGCTAATACCTCTACAGGTATTATCACTTTTGAAAACTTAACTTTAGTAGGTACTGGAGCTTCAAATGGTTTTACTGGAGCTATACAGAAACTAGGAATCGGTTCTTGCCCAATATTTATAAGACACTGCACAATTACTAGTAGTGCTCTAGGTGTTGTTCATCATGGTACCTCAGCACAAGGTGGAATAACTAAACAAGTTGAAATGGAATACACAGATGCTAGAGCCACAGATAGAGCTATATACGCTAACGCAAACATAGCTGTAAGCTTTAGTGCTCTTAATAATATTACTGCTAACGCTTACTTCACCTACGGTGCGGGCGGTGTGGCAATAGTTGGCGGAGCAAACGTAACTGCTTCTACTTCTACTGGTTCTAATGTAGGCAATATGACAGAAACTGTCATTGCCTTCATATCATAATAAATTAAAGGAGAATAAGTAAATGGCTATGATTAGTAAAGAAGTTACTGGTAGCGCTGAGGCGATGAAATATGTAAGAAACGGAAAAGATGCTCCTAAAACTGCTATGGGAGGTACTGCTCGTACTTCTTTTACCGGTTCTAGCGATACTCGCGCAGCAGGAGCACCTGGACCTGGTATTGGTATGAAACCTGTTGAAGGTTATATCAACCAAGGCCCAGTTATGATGGATATCAGCAACCAACCTATTGGTGGTATCGGAATTGGCGGCCCTGCAAGCATATCTGTAGGAAGCAGCAGAGTAACTGTTAGTAAAGAAAACATCACTGGTGGCATGGGTGGTAGATTTATCGCTGAGTCAAAGGGTAAGTTTTAATAATGGCAAAATCTATCTCTGGTGTTGAAATGAGAGCTGGTACTAGTAATCCTATTGGAGACAATAGATATGGCGCACGTGAAATCTATGATCCTAAAGTAGATGCCGCTACTAAAAAGTATTATAGAGATGGTGCGCCAGTAGTAGTAACAGAAGTAAAAAATCCTCTGACACAGGTTGTAACGACTATTAAACCTAAAGGGTCAACTGTTTAATGATTGTTCCAGAGGTTTTTCAGCGTTCAATGCCGAAACCTATAAAAAAGAAGAAGCCTGCAAAGGCTTCTTCTAAACCTACTAAAACACTTAAAAAATCTAAAAGCTCTTAATTGAGCTAACTAAATTCTTTAACCAAGTTTTATCATAAGGCGCACATATAAAAACGTGCGCCTTACTTGTTTTTATAATCTTAGCAATTATAGCTTTATGGTCAACATCTACACTAATAAATATAAGATCGTCTGTTTCCATACTTGAATAATCAAAATCTAATGCATCCATAGCATAAATCTCTATAGCATCTTTAGCTGGTGAAGCTGCTATTAGTTTTCTGCTAATTTTTGCTCTTTTTTCATCTATTTCTATACCTATCTGTTTTACATTAGGATTTCTTTTATGTAGATCGAACATAGAGTATGGATACATACCACTACCAACTAATATTACCTTACTACAGCTGTCTAGTTTATATAACTGTTTTTTATCTCTAAGAGTTCTAATTATCCAAGCGTTAGTTTCTGCTTTAGTATAAGCTAACTCTAACTCACCTGTTTTAATAAGTATCTTCAGTAATTTAATCTCATTCTCGGCTACTCTATATTTCCATTCAGTTTCTGCTATAGCTACCTCAGCCATTGTGAATTTTTGCGATGACATTCGCTGACTCCATTGCTCCATCTAACTTAAAGTTAAATTTGTTAGGTTTATTAGCTAATACTTCTTTTAGTACGTCACCTAGTTTAAAAAATTCTGCATGGTTAATTACTTTAAAAAAGTTATAAGGCTCAAATACATATGCTCTAACAAATTGTTCCATTTTTCTACCACTTTCTCTTGGTATAATAATTGAAGGAACCTGTCCTTTTAGTATCTCGGTAGTAGCATTGTACCCGCCATATGTTATATAGGCTGCACAGTGTTGTAGCTTATCTCTTAGATTAGGTATATAGTCTACTAAGTATAGATTATCTTTTTTACCGTATTGTAAGGTTACGTATCTGTTAGCTACTGGCATAACAAAATCATACTCAGCAAAGTCTTTAGCTATCTTCATTATATGCTTAAATAGTAATACGCCTTCTTCTTTATTTAAGCCAGTACTTACAAATATCTTATTACTATTACCTATATGCTTCTCACTTTGATTTTCATCACATACATATCCAGTATAGTATACTTTATCTTTAATATTATTTATAATCTGTTGACTATTAGCATGCTTATGTCTATCAGCTACTAGTGGTAGAATATTTTCATCACCATGTACTAGCACTGCTTCAGCATAATATTTACATATTAAGTTCTGAGTATAACTAACCCAGTCTTGTAACTGGTTATCATGAGGTTCGTCCCAAGGAAAGTCTCTTACAGATATTATTATCTTGATATTTCTTTTTTTACACTCTTCAAAGTATCTTATGTACTCATGCGCAAATTGATGCCTACAAAAAGGAAAGCCTTCGCATACTAGTGTTTTGATATTCTTTGTTTCTAGTATGTTAATGAAACTACGTATTCTAAAATTAATTAGATTCTCTGACATAATAAAGTTAAACAAGTCTTCTGTAGGTATCTTATGATCTTTAAGAAAAGATACATGTTCTACAGAGTACTCTAGAGGTGGCTGAAACAGTTGATCAATTATTATTACATCTTCAAATTCAGCTGTTTTTTCAGCGATAAATTTGATACGTTGGCTGTGACCTATACCTCTATAGTACTGTGTTAAAAAAGCTATCATTTAATTACAGTCAAAATATATACTTTAATTAATAAATTCCTGTGTCATTGGAAAGATAGATGTAATTGCTTCGCCGATTGCTCTAGCAAGTTCTATGTGTTCTTTTTGAGTTCCCTCTGTAGTTCTTAAATCAATATAGTGAATATAGCTACGAATTGTTCCATTAATTGAAACTCTAGAAATAGTGTTACCTTCGGGAAGAACTACACGAGCTTGCTCTTTAGCAATACCATTTGCTGTAGCCCATTCATATGCTGCTTTAGCAGTTTCAATAACTTTCTTTTGATGTGCGTACCATTCACGACTAATGTCACTATCAAGAGTTTTATTCATATCAAATTCAATAGAGTTTTGACGATTCTTCTTATCCTGCCAACGAGCTTCGCGTAACACAAAAGGGTCTCCCATAGCTACAGGATCAGCATAGCGCTGGGAAAACTCTTGGAATGAGAAAGAGCGATGGCGTAAAAGTTGACGTGCAATATCTCTTGTAGTTTCTACTTCTACAGTTGCACTAGCCATTTCTAATGGACTCCAGTGCTTATGTTTAATTAAATATCTAATTAGCTTTTCTGCTGTTTCTGAATTTATTTGATTACCTGGATTAGAAATACGGGCACAATAGGCAATTAAATCTTGAGCGTCCTGTAGATCAATATTACCTACTGGTTTAGTCGCCCCTCTAAGTACTGCTTTCATCTTTATTATCTTTCATTATCAATTCTATTTCAGTTCTTGAATAACCTTCTGAGAACTTCTGCTTTTCTTCAAATCTATTAATACTTTTGTTAATTATATTTTTAATTTTTTGAATATAATCTTGTGATCTTGTTTTCCATTCAATTTTTTCTATCTCATCAACGTATTTTATTACCATTCGTGGGCGTTCAGTTATAGATAAGAGTGCTATTTTTTGAGCTGGCTGTATAACCTGTGCTTGATCATTTTTATTTTCTATCAAAACCCATATTTCATTCCTAAAGCCATAATCGAAACAACTAACTCCGTCAGCTACCGCTAATCCACATTGGTATACAAGTGTAGTAAAAGATCTAACTTCTAACTCGTATTTAGGAGAAAGGATATGTGGATATATACCTGTTGGTATAGGAATAATCTGTCGAGGAGCTATAGTAATACTATCACTTAAGCAAGCTCGTAAATAAAAAAAAGTATCTAGAGGATTATCATAATCAAAGCCCCAGGATACCCCTAAAGTTTTTTCAAGCTCTAGCGCTCTGGAACTTTTTTCTATTTGTATGTTACAAACTGGAGAGTCGTTCAATATACTCTGATCCTTCTTTACCAGCCATAATAGCCTCTACACAGTAATCTTTAAGATTGATTAGTTTTTCATTCTTAATCAGGGTATCTTTACCTGCATTTAGATTAGCAATATATTTAGCTTTACCTTTTAGTGGCAGTGCCTTGACAAGGTTATCAAGTGTTACATATTCTTTAGCAAGTGCTTGTGCTCTTTTAGGCCCTATACCTTCTATACCTATAATATTATCACTCTTGTCTCCCTCAATGATTCTAGACATCATATACTGCTCAGGAGTTAGTTCGGTATCTTCAAATAACGATTGTTTAGTTACTTCTTTTCTGCCGAACATATTAAAGATAGACACTTTATCATCTACTAGTTGAATAAGATCTCGGTCAGAAGACACAATCCACGTATGATCATATTTTTCTGAGATATTTTGTGTGATCCAAGCTAGAAGATCGTCTGCTTCTACACCTCTAAATTTTAGTACCTCTTCATCTAACTCATCTGGCAGTGCATTAAGTACTGCAAAGAAATCATCATAGCGTTTAATCTCTTCTTCTTCTTGTGGTTTTTTACGAGTACCTTTATACTCTTCTAGCATCTCCATGCGATAGTAACTTTTACCAAAGTCAAAACATACAATAGTCCTAGCAGCTTCGTATGACTTTGCTAATGACTGAATAGTGCGTACAAATTCTGTATTAAAAGAAGCATAATTAGGACGCTGTAACCATCGATAAGATAGATTATTAGCATCAATAATTAAAAGATTTTTATGAGTTGTATAGTCTACCTGATTTAGATCAGCAAGATCATCCCATGATTTGGTTGTCATTTATATAATTCCTATTTTGTATAATTCATATTAATACATAAATAGCTATAAGGCAAGGTTAGTTTGCTTTTTAATTGCAGTTAACCACTCTGATAACAGAGCAATTTTAAACTGATGCCCAAAAGATTTAATCTCAATATAGTTATCAACTATTATTTCATCTGAAAATGCTACAAAGTCTTTTGAGCGATTCCACCTAAATATCAATAATGGTTTTTTACGCATAACCCCTGCCTCTCTTACCGTCTGCGCCCAAAAACTATACATATCTGTAGTTTTTGAAGTAAGTAGATTATTCCACTCTATAGATGCGTAGTGTTTACACTCTATGCAATAAGGAAACCAAGCAGTATCATGGGGCATCCATATATCACCTTTTAGATAGTCGATAGCTCCACTTAACGGAACTCTTCTAAACTCTTTTCCAAATTCTTTACTAAGAAGCAGCGCTATTTTTGCCTCATAAGCGCTGCCTTTAATTTTACCTGCGTTAGCCATTAAGTCCCAACTTATACTTATTTATAATATACTCTTTGACTAATGCACTTCTTACAATGTCTTCAACATCAAATTCAACAAAGGCAAATCTATTCATAGCTTTTAAAATTTTCATAAAATCTATGATACCATTTTTCTCTGATGCTTTTGTAAAGTCGCTTTGAGTATGATCCCCACAAAATAGTATTTTACTATTTTTACCTATTCTTGTGATTATACTATCTAACTCATGGAAATTCAAGTTCTCGCATTCATCCACTATAACTATAGTATCATTAAAAGTGGTGCCCCTAATAAAAGAGGTGCTTATAAACTCAATACTTCCTTGTGCTTTAAGACTCTCATAAGCGTCTTTAACAGCAAAAAGCTCCCCACAAATTGAATTGTAAGGAGCTTCATATGCTGATATCTTTTCTTCTGCGTTGCCTTTTAGAAAGCCCATATCCCTTGTAGGAACTACCGATCTAACTATAGCTATTTTTTTATATTTATTACTTGGATCTAATACTTCTTCTAAAGCTAAGTAAATACTTAAAAATGTTTTACCTGTTCCAGCTATACCATGAAGTAATAAGTTTTTATCTTCTCTATATAACTTGAAAGTATCATTTTGATGACTAGTTATAGGTTCAAAAGTTTGTAAGTCATCTATTCTAACTTTTCTTAATGCTTTTTCTTCTGTATTATTTCTAGTATAGATTGTATTTATCTTTTTGCTAATTGATCGCGCCATATAAGGCCTTTCTTATGAACTAATGTCTAGTATCCCAGACTTCATAAGTTCATTATAACCACCTATATGATTTCCGTCTATAAAAATTTGTGGAACAGATAGTGCATTAGGTACTTCTTTTAATAGTTGCTCACGTGTCCAGCCGCTACCAACTATGCGTTCTTCATAAGATACACCAGCTTTTTTTAAAGCATCCTTAGCTTTGATACAATAAGGACAAAAATCTTTGCTCCATACTATAGCTTGCATTAAAGATCTCCTTCTTTACGGTTTTCGCTGTAATGAGCATCAAATGATCCTCCAGGATATCTAGATTCTAGTTTACGCACATTCTCCGCAATAACATCATTAGGGTCTAGTCCTAGCGCACGACAGCTATTAACCCAATACCACATGATATCTCCTAACTCACGTTTCATATGAAAGATATTCTCATCATTCATAGGCTTACCTTGAAAGATTGCTTTTTTGACAATCTCCATAAATTCTCCAGCTTCTGCACTAAGACCTACTGCTCCAGTTAATAATAGCGATACGTTTACTTTACTTTCTAGTTCTCTAATACGTAAGATCATCATCTCAGTATCATTTGACTCTATGCTAGTAACAGCTTGTACGAAGTCTTTATACTTATTTAAATCAATCATAGGCTAAATCCTTTAAAACTATCTTTATCAACATCTTGTTTAGTTCCCCCAATTATGTAACTAGAGATTTCTGTTTCTTGAGGAGCTACTTGAACTTCTCCACCAGATATCCACTTCTGTGTCCAAGGTAATGGATTAGCTCTAGGTACTGAGAAAACAGATTTCATACCAATAGACATCATACGCTTATTAGCAATCCATTCAATATAGTCCTCAAGTAACTTAGCATTAAGCCCGATCATAGAGCCATCTTTAAATAAATACCTAGCCCATTCTTTTTCTTGTGCTACAGAATCTGTGAACATTTTTATTACTTCTTGTTCGCACTCTTTAGCTATTGTAATAAAATCAGTGTCATCTTGTGGAAGTAGCTTAAGTATCTGTTGAGTACTTGCTAAGTGTAAGTTTTCATCACGCGCTATAAACTTAATGATTTTAGCATTACCTTCCATCTTTTTAAGTTCAGCGAAAGCCCATGAACAAGCAAAACTAACATAGAATCTCACACCTTCTAGAATATTAACACTCATCAAGCATAGATATAACTTTTTCTTTAGTTCATAAAGATCAACTACAATCTTCTTATCATTAACCGTATGTGTACCTTCCCCAAGTAGCTGATACCACTGAGTAGCTTCTATAACATCATCATAGTATTTAGATATATCAACAGCACAATCCATAATTTCTTGAATATCCATCATCTCGTCAAAGATTTTACTAGGATTAGCATATACATTACGAATAATATGCGTGTAACTGCGGCTATGAATAGTTTCACTAAAAGCCCATGTTTCAATCCAAGTTTCTAGTTCTGGAATAGTAACTAGAGGCAATAACGCTAGGTTAGGTGATCTGCCTTGTACCGAGTCTAGTAAGATTTGACGTTTAAGATTAGAAGTAAATATATGCTGTTCGTGCTCTGTAAGACCTTTAAAATCAGCTGCGTCTCTTAATACATCAATCTCTTCTGGTCTCCAAAAAAATCCTAACTGCTTATCAGTTAGTTTATCAAAAGATTTATACTTTAGAACATCATAACGTTGCATCCCAATTCCTTCATCGGAATCAAGAAACATCTTAGCTTTAGTATGGTCTGACTTGCTTGTATTTAATACTGACATGGTAATTTAACTTTCTATAAAATGCAGCTATCGCATGCTTATTCATGTTTTTTTAAATATTATTTTGATGTTACCATCTATGTAATCATCTACTTCATCAACATTATCTTCATAATATAGTAATTCTAAATTATCACATATAGAATAAACTTTATCAAAGACGTATTTTCTTAAATTTAATTTAGAATCCAATTTTTTAGAGATAATAAATTCCGGATCAACTTCATTAGTCACATCTATTAGACGTTGCATATTAAAAGTTATATATCCTAATCCATTAGGCTGTATAATGTGAGATAATTGCTCTATTATATATTGAATTTGATTTAGATGAATAAAATGTAAAGAGTTAATAGCTATTGCAGCAGAAAATTCTTCCCTGTGAGCTTCCATGAATTTTTCATCAAAAAGTCCTTGAATATCAGCTCTTGGATCATCGTCTAGTCCAATAATAGGATATATACTTTTGAATAGATTCATACCGCATCCAATATCAATTATTGGGTACTGCTTTGTATTTTTCACAATATAATCTAGCATATAGAAGCTAGATAACGTGAGTCTGCCTTGGTGTATATGCCTTTCGCGAGGAGTATATACCTTAATGGGTTTTTTAAAATTTCTACCAGCCCTATCAAAATCCCAAGTAATAATTTGAAAGGGCGTTGCGACTCTTATAGCAATAGAAATCTGTTTAAGCTTATCAAACACTTCTGATTTTAAGAAATCTTCTTTCCATTGCTTCCTGTCAGGTAACATGATCTTGTTAATAAGGATTGATGCAGCCATTTATTAATACTCCTAAATTACACAGCTATCGCAAGCTGCTTCATCTTCTAATAGATTATCATCTAATTGAGCATTATCCTCTAACTTATTTAGATCAACTTCACCTTGTCCATCAAAAGTATTAAAATAATATAGCTGTTTTCCTCCGTACTTATAAAACATAAGTATGTGCTGCAGCATGGTGCTCAGTGGTATTTTTTCATCTTGGTAGTGTTGTGGATTATAGCTAGTATTAACGCTAATACCTTGGTCAATATACTTTTGCAATACTGCCATAATTTTTAAGTAGCCTTCTGGGCTTTTCTGATCCCATAAAAGTTCATATTTAGTTTTTAATTTATGAATACCAGGAATAACCTGTTTTAATACCCCATCTTTAGATTGCTTTACACTTACAAAGGCTCTCGGAGGTTCAATGCCGTTTGTTGCATTAGCAATTTGAGCGCTTGTCTCTGCTGGCATAAGAGCCATGAGAGTTGAATTACGAATACCAGTAGACTTTAACTGCTCTCGTAGTCCTACCCAATCCATACGCTCTATATGAGGTACTAATTCATCTAGTTCTTTTTTATATGTTTGGTTAGGGGTAATACCGTGACCGTACTTAGTTTCCATAACGCCTGGAATAGCTCCTTGCTCAATAGCAAGATCCGCACTAGCTTTAATTAAATAATATGACCAAGCTTCTGCATACTCATCAATCAATGCTAAATTAGGATTCTCATAACCAGTATTATTTTTAGCTAACCAGTAGGCTAGATTAATAATACCTACGCCTAGAGGTCTACGTTTCATAGTACTGTTATACGCTGCTAATACGGGGTAGTTTTGATAGCTAAGTAAAGCATCTAATCCACGTACTGCTAATGCACATACGTGCTCAAAGTCTGAAGGAGTCTTAATATTACCCCAGTTAATAGCACTAAGAGTGCAAAGTGCGATCTCACCATCTGGATCATTTAAGTCATTAAGAGGTTTAGTAGGTAAGTTAATCTCACAACATAGGTTGCTTTGACGGATCGGTGCAACACTTTCAATAAAGGCACCATGCGTATTAGCATGATCCACATTCATTAAGTATATACGTCCAGTATTTTTACGTTCTTCCATAAAGTTAGTAAATAGATCAATAGCTTTAATAGTCTTTTTACGTATTGTTGGATTATTTTCTGCTCTTTCATACAGCATTTTAAAGCGATCTTGGTCAGCAAAAAATGCATCATACAGTCCTGGTACATCATGCGGGCTGAATAAGGTTATATTACCGCCTGATAGTAGTCGCTCATACATTAGTTTATTAAATTGTACTCCATAATCCATGCCCCTTACACGATTATCTTCAGTACCCTTGTTATTTTTGAGCACAAGTAGGTCTTCTACTTCATAATGCCAGATAGGATAATAAAGTGTTGCAGCACCGTTTCGTACTCCTCCTTGACTACAGGAACGTGTAGCAGCTTGAAACATTTTATAAAATGGAATAACACCTGTATGATAAGCATCACCACTTCTAATAATAGAGCCTAGTGCCCTAATTTTACCAGCATTTACTCCAATACCAGCTTTTTGACTTACATACTTTACAATAGCTGAAGTAGTAGCACTAATGCTATCAAGACTATCATCAGACTCAATAAGAACGCAGCTACTGAATTGGCGTTGTGGAGTTCTGACCCCTGCCATTACAGGAGTAGGAAGACTAATATCATATAGGCTAATAGCATCATAGTACTCTTTTACCCATTTCATTCTAGTTTCTTTTGGATAATCTTGAAATAGAGTAAGTGCTATCATCATATAGGCCATTTGAGGAGTTTCATAAATCTCCTTAGTTACGCGATTTTGAACTAAGTATTTACCTCTCCACTGCTCCATAGCTGCAAATGCTAGGGTATTATCTCTAATATGCTTAATATTACTATCTGCTTTAGATAACTCTTTTTTAGAGTATTTATCTAATATAGCAGCGTCGTAAAAACCTTTTTCTATATTTTTATTTATTAAGTCTAACAATGAACAAGGTTCGTAGTGCCCATATACTTGCTTTCTTAGGTGATAGTTAATCAAGCGCCCTGCTACCCACTGATAATTGGGGCTAGCCTCTGAAATTAGATCAGCTGCGCTCTTGATAAGAGTTTCTTGAATATCGCTTGATTTAATATTATCATAAAACTGAATTTTACTATTCAGCTCAACTTCACTTACACTAACTCCAGCAATATCTTCGCAAGCAAAACTTACTACTTTATGTAGCTTCTCAATGTCTAAGGGCTCTGAGGTACCATCACGTTTAATCACACTTATCATATATATTTCCTTACTGTATACTGCTAATATTGTTATTTTTTACTATAGATATTTTATCAATTAATGGGTGTGTAAAATCATGAGAAATTAAGAATACATTTAAATCATGTTCTTTTTGTAGTACTTCTACAAGCTTCTCTTTACCTTCATCATCAAGTACTCCTGTTATTTCATCTAGAAATAATAGATTTATACTGCTGCCACCTAATTTAGACAGCAAGCTTCTAATAGCCAAAAGAACAGAGGTTTGAATTCTACTAAATTCTCCGCCAGATACCGTCTCTATCGGAGTACTTATTCCATTATTTATAACTGTTATATTCAGTTTTTCTTTGTCTAAAGTAAATTCGACTTGGAACTGCCCATCACTAAGTAAAGATAGGTAATAATTTATAGTAACTTCTAATTCCTTAGTCAAATTCTCAAGCTTAAAAGCTACAATTCCAGAGGTGCTGAAAGCTTTTTTAAGAATATTTAAAGAAACTGATTGATCTGATTTAGTTACTATATCATCTTTTACTCTTGTTTGTCTAATTGTAAATTCATTTTTTTGTTCAATTAGAGCATCTACCTTAGCGTTGTGTGCGCTGACTCTTTTATTGTGGTCAATTGCATCCTTTATTTCTTTACTATTTGTACTTGCAATAGCTTGAAGATTTCTAAGTTCGCTTTGCAGTTCTGTTACATTAGGAAACTCTTTAGGAATAGTATTATCTATAAGCTGTGTTAGCTGTTCAAATCTATTAATTTTTTCTTGATTACTAATAAAATATAATTTTTGAGCTTGAATTGTATCAATCTCTTTACTCCAAGCTCTAGATTTATCTAGCATTTCTAACTGTATAACCTTGTTACTAGCAATCTTCAACTGTATATCTTGTTTAATTACTACTATGTGCGTAGTATCAATAGTTTGTCCGCACACATTACACTTATCATTAATTTTAATATTAGCTAGCTCTTTTTCAAGATTAGCTATATCTTTATTGAGCATAACTAAATCCATCTTAAGCGTCTGGTACTCATCCATAAACTCAAAAGCGGCAGGCTCTTTAATTCCTAGTTCAAACTGTAGACCGTCACGCTCTTGTATATACATATTGTTTTTATCAATTTTTCTACAAGTATCGTTGACATTAGTAATTTCTCTATTAATATCGCTTATTCTTACAGTAACAGCCTCATCTGTGATAGGTACTGATACTTCTTCTATCTTAGTAGGTATACTAGTATTGTTCAAAAAGTCTTCTATAGACTTTAACTCACCTTGTGTGATGTTAACTTCTTTATCTAGTTCAGAAGACTTAGCTTTAATTCGTTCACCGATATCAATATATTTTTCTAAGTTAAATAGATTGATTAGAAATTTCTTTCTATTAGTATCTGTAGCCTTTAAGAAATCAAGTAGATCAGTAGATGACTGATAAGTTAGCTGGGAAAATACTTCAAAATTAGAACCAATAATATCACTAATCTTTTTATAAGTATCTAGTACTTTATGCTCTGATATATCTTTACCGTCTTCGATAAGTTGTACCTTAGTCTGGGCTCCTATACGCTTAATACTAACTTCATAATCTACATTATCTGCCGTAAATGTTAAAGATGCATCCCAAGTCTTATTCTTGCTCCAACGATTGATAATGTCAGTCTTTTTGATTCCTTTAACATTCTTGTTAAATAGTATCTCTTGTATGATAGTAGATATAGACGACTTACCGCTACCATTAGGAGCAGTAAGCTGTGTTATGCGGCTCTTATTTAAATCCAGTGAGTTATTTTCTCCATAGCTAAACATATTAGAGAATTGTAGATTTTTTAATATAATTTTACTCATAGAGTTAAACCTTTTTGTTGTATAAATAGCTGTCTAATGTATTTGAGAGTGAACTGATCCCAAGTGATAAAACTTTGGTATCTGTAACCTGCTTGCTCTCTTATAGCATCTTCTAAGTCTGGTATTATTTTATTATTTTTTTCCCAACCTGTCATCTTAGTTCTTAGTTTAAGATGTGGGAAAGCGTTGTATAAAAATGTATTGTCCTTGTCTCCAGGTTGCGATCCGTCATAGTTAGCTGCATAGTGACAAAAGATTGGTTCTAAAGACGTGAATGTAAAGAATAGCTTATTAGTACTAATAGCATACTTAATTATGTTAGGAGAATCTTCCCACCAGCCTACGCCGATTTCACTATGAAAGTCTGGGTTATGCCCTGAAAATATTAATATCTCATCTTCGTCTACATAGTGAAATAGATTAGTTAGAGCTATTTGAGAGTAAGAGTGTGTAAACTGCCCATGCTTTACTCCTTCAGGAATGATCTTTTCTACCATGCGAGACATAGGTAGATTGATAATAGCATGAGGTATGTGCCTATCTGCACAGTATTTAGCAGCAAAAATAATGTCATGATTATTAGTGCCGTCAAACAACCGTTGAGAAACTGCACGAAATGGTATGCCTAGTTGGTAGAATGTTTCAGCAGTAACTTCAGAGTCGATCCCGCCTGATAGCGCTAGTACAAATCTATGTTTAGAGCTGTATCTTTTAGCAAATTCTTTAACTAGCAGAGTTATGTCATTATGAAAGCTAGTACCGCGCCTAGTATAAACTGGCACGGTAGCTCTTACACCAATACTAGGGATTCTTTGAGATGATATAAACTTATCTGGTCGTATATAGCTATTATTCTGAGTATATTCCCAGTAAACTCTATTAAGAGATAAATCAATCATTAAGCTACGCTTAGGCTTTTAAACTCTGCCATAATCTTCTGTACGTCAGCTACTTTAATATACGCAAGATACATCTCTAGTTCTTCAAAAATAGACTTGTTCTTTAGATCAAGAGTAGAGTCTGATGATGGCTTTTCTACCATTTTCTTGTCTAGCAGCTCGCTCTTCTCTACACGACTTAGTTCATCAATAGTTCCTGTAACTTCATACATAACATGATCGTATATAGATGCTACCATTGACTCACCTACTTTAATAGTACGACGAATCAGCTTAGGTAGTTTAAGATCTATAAACTCACGAGTATAGTTACGAGAGTCAATCACTGTAAACATATCAACTCCATACTCGCGGCTATCATCTCTATCAAAAGTAGTATTTAATGGAGAACCAGGATAGTAACAGTTAGTGTCATGATAACGATGATTAAAGTGTAGATCACCAAGTATACACAAGCCCCAAAGTCCGAGACGGGAAAAGTCATACTCTGCAGTGATGTGCGGAGCAACTTCTCCACGAATGTGCGTAACGAGTATATCGCCGTCAACATAAGGGGGTAGACTGTCTGTTTGTACTGAGCCGTAAGGAAAGAAACAAAATCCTTGCGATCCAAGTACTGCTCGTGAGTTTCTTGTAAATACTCTGACGTTAGGATTGTTGATCGTATTTTCGAGAGTAAAGTGTTCCCAAAATGTTTCACCTTTTTTAGTAGCTTCATGATTTCCTGGTATGATATATGTTGGAATGGTTACAGAGTTTAGATATGAAAGAACTAAACAAATCTCATCAGGCTCTGGCTTTTTATCAAATAAATCTCCAGCAATAATGTGTACGTCACAAGAGCTTTCTAGATTACGCATCTTGTCAAACATGAGTTGAAAACGATTAGTTTGCCAATCGTATGGTACTTTTTTCTTGTGCAGGTTGACATGCCAATCTGCAGAACTTAAAATCTTAATCATTTGTATTTGCCTTTAGTCAAAAAGTATGCTATTTATTGTAGGCGGATAGTGAATAACAATACACCGCAGGTGAAAAGCTGGTGAACAGGGCTCGACAACTGTTCCACATAGGTTAGAACGTAGTTCTGTAGAGGGCAACGGGGCTCTGTAATATGCAACGGAGTTGCACAACTGTATCAGCCAGAATTCCGTCTAAATTTCTAGATATTGATACTGATTAGTATACCAACAAGCTACAGTATATCTAGTACCAGAAGTTACTTTACTTACTCCATGAATATACTTACTACTAGATGGAAAGATTAATAAAGTATCTGCTTTAGGTTTAAAAGACCATTCTAGCTCTGGAAAATAAATTTCTCCACCCTTATAATCATCGTTAACATAGTATATACCTGACCAAGTTCTAAAACTGGTTGGATGAGCTTCTGTATTACCATCTGGCCATGAGTTATCAGAATGTGGAGACATTTCTGATCCTTCTTTCCAGCGAGTTAGCTCTGTATTATCTGGAGCATGTAGCTCATTAAAAGCTGTGTGTATAATACTCTGCCCTACAAATCTTACATAATTCATATAATGTTTTAGTATGAACTTCTCATAATTTTCGGTACTACTGAGTAATTTAAAGGGGATTGTCCTACCTTTAAACATAGGTATAGATTGAGCTGCTGTAAATTCTTCAGAATCAAATAAATTCACATTCTCAGTAACTTTTTGATAAAAGTTTTGATTCTCAACTGGTGCTAACAAGTCGCTTTTAATTCTTATACTGTGTAGTAATAGCTGTTTATCTATACTCATAATGGTTTATTGCTTTCTTTTCTATTCTAATATCGGGCCCACAGCCACAAAAGCTAAAAGGGCATACTATGGGATTTGCTATATTTTTTAAATCTTGTTTATAAATATTACCTATTTTACTTTTTTGATATTTTAATAAACAAGCACTAGGAAAAACATCTCCAGTAGCTGTTATATGTAATCTAGCTTTGCCAATGTAGCATAGTAGTCCTTTAAAGTTAGTTATGTTATTAGCAGCTAAGTCTTCTACCTGTTTATATTTTACTACTTTATCTGAGTAAGTAATCTCGGTGTATCTGCCTTCATCACCTAGATTGCTAGTATCTGTAAATATGCTTAGTTGCTCATCTGTGTAGTATATAAACTTAGAAGCTATAAATAAGGTGTTAGTGTCTTCATCTTTTATTTTATTATACCTTACACTATTAGTATATTTTAATTTTTCATACACATACTTACATATATCCCAGTACTTAGGTAGCATGAGTATGCCTACAGATTTTAAAAAGTTATTACTATATAAGTATTCAACTTTGTTTATAAAATCATCTGGATTAGAAAATTCTGGATGAAAGCTAGCATCTATACAGTTTTTGAAAGTTTTATTCTTAAGTTTATTTTTTAAAGCATTAATAGGTAAAGATAGATTAGTAATTATTTTAAATACATGATTCTTAGAGTGTATTATCTGTAATAACTCTGCCCAGTGCTTAATTAGTGTAGGCTCTCCACCTAAAAAATCAAATTTAATTACTTTTTTAGGAAAGTAATTAATTAAGTAACCTATAGCTATTTCATAATCTTCTAGACTTTTTGTAAGCAGCGGTTGAGTATTATCATAACTTTTACAGTAGCTACAAGCGTAGTTACATCTAGTAGTTAGATCCCACTCAACCTCTACATCATACTCATTTGTGTAAGTTTTTACACGAGTAATATTACTTTGCATTAATAATCTTAGATACGTCGCCCTCAAAAGTATAGCTACCTACGTGATTGAGTTTAGTATTAGGATCTAACCAAATCTCTCCACCTAGTTTTTGCCACCTTCTACAGAATGTGTAGTCTTCTGAAAGATACCTATTATCATCTGGATCATGAATAGTGTCAAAGAATGAGTAACAATATTGATTAAACTTAGGATCAATATTAGAATCATTACGATAATGCAATTCAGGATAGGCTTGCATCATTTTTTCTACTACTCTACGCTTTACCATAAAGAATCCTGTAGATGCATCTAAAACTTCTACAGCTCCATTTTCTACTCTAATTCTACGATTTTCATGGTCAGTAAATTTAAAGTTAATAGCATACTGAATAGGTAGCGCTTTTTTAGGATAAGCAGCTGTCATAATATCCTTATCATATGCTAGAGCGCGCAACACATCTTCTGGTTGAAACTCAATATCTGAATCAACAAAGAACAGATGAGTACATTGACTTTCTAGAAACATAGCAGTCATAATATTTCTAGCTCTAGTAATTAAACTCTCATTTCTTAAAGTTGTAATTCTAAAGTTAATACCATGGGCCATCAGAGTTTGTGTTAGTCTAAACATGCTTAAGAAGTACTGGTCCGTAAGCATACCACCATAACAAGGGGTAGCAATAAATACATTAAATTTTCTCAATACATCTAGGTCAATAGTGGCTTGATCTCCATTAACTGATTTAAATGCCCCAAAAGCATGTGTTTTAGGGGCCTCAGTTACTGGAGTTTCATTAACTACCTCACTAGCAGACGCGTTAGTTTTAGCAAAGTCTGCTAATGATTTCTTCATGCTAGGTCATCCACATCTTCTGAAGGTTTAAATTCATCTGATATATCACCAGCAAATAGTGTAGTATTTTTCATAAGCCATTCTTTTTGTTCATCATATGTTTGACGCTTATAGATTTTAGCTAGATCAAATAGTTCTAACTCCAGCTCTGCTGGTTTTAGAGGAGAGTTACCACGTGCAGGAATTAATGTATATTTAACATTTTGAGGTAGTGGTCCTGTTTTTTCTTTCTTAATAGTCAGATCATATCCGCCAGTAGCATCTGATGGATTACCGTAGTCAGGATTACCTGCATAGTCTACTATCTGAGCATAGATTGTTTGACGAAGATCTAGTAACTTAATACTATTATCTGAGCGATCAATAACATTGCATACATAAGAAAATTGTGGTTTTTCTGAGTATACGTCTGCGTCTAGCTCTTTGAAGGGATCTTTATTTGAAGCAATGAATGTTTCTTTTTCCCTATCAAATTGTAGACATTCAATAGGCATTTTTTTACCTTCTTTTGTAACTACCCAGTAGCAGTAACGAGGCATTACATCTCCGATTAGTCTAATTCTAGTATCACCAAGACCCATAGTTAGACGTTGAATCTCCCTACGATCTTGATTACCTGTATTCTGTTTGCCTTTAGCTTTGTCCCATGAGACCATTTGTATATTCCTTTTTGTGAACTATAGTTCTTGAGTTTAGGATTTCCTCGAAACCGAGGATTCTAGTGGAAAATATATATTATTTTCATCTAATTCTAAAAATGGATTATATGCTACGTTATTAAAGTAGTTTCTAGGTATATAATCTACTTCTTCATTTATTCTTCGCATAGACAACGCCCGTAAATATAACATCTTCTGTCTAGCACTTACATTTGTAAATAAGAAACTAGTGTTTTTAAAGTAGCTCTGTATCTCTCTAGTTCTGTAGTTACATACTAAATTACTCTTATATTGAGTAAATGTCTTAGAGTGAAATAAGAACGGGGGTATATGGTTAATATTCAACTTATTAAGAAGATTTTTAGCATATGACTCATTATACACATTAGTTTGAGCATATGCCAAGATAATAATAGCAGCAGGATCGCTTCTTCCTACTGATACTAATTCTGCCCAATTAAAGTAGGTAGTCAATATCACTCTTTTCTGTAATGCACAAAGTATTAACTACTTTAATTTTATTTAATATTTTATTGCTAACTAATTTATCTACTACTATCTTTACTCCATCTAGCATGCTAGTACTTGTAATATAGTCGTGAAATATAAAGTACTTATCTACATTATTCCAACAATTTTTTATATTACTTATAACGGCATCAGCAGAGTGATTAGTATCTACAAATACTGTTCTAAATACTCTATTGTATTTAATTTTAGTTGAATCTGCAGTAATAGCTATTAAGTTATTACACAGGTATTTATCTTTTGCATCAAAAGCTAATAGAGGTCTAGCTACCATGTCTACACTAATTAATACTCTATCTGTTTCTTTTATAGCTTCTAGTATAACTTTAGTCGATCCGCCATAGAATCTGCCTAGCTCTAAAATATCTCCGTCAGTATCTTTAATAAATGTATACAGTGAGTATGCTTCATCTGCTGACAGTATAGTAAATTTATTACAGAATGTCATATCCGCGCTGCTTATACCATTCTAATCTTTTTTGTTGCTGTCTAGCTACTACTCCACCAGTTAGCCAAAAGTCTTCTACTAGTGGTTTATTAGCCTCTGGATGTTCTCTAATAATTCTTCCTATACGCTGTTCTAGCTTTATTGGGTTATTACTAGGACAAGTTATATAAAGAGTATCAAGCCTATGACAAGAAATACCTTCATCAAAAAGCTTAGTTGATAAAACGGCTTTGTACTTTCCTCCAACGTTCGAAAGAACGTCTGTTCTAGTTGATTCATCTGTTTCTCCTATTAAACAAACACTTTCTGGTATCAGTGCTTGTAGATCTTTTAGCATCTGTATTCTCTCTCCAAGTATAAGAGGACACCTACCAGCTTTAATATGTGTTTTAGCTACATTAGCTATAAACTTTAGATAATCTTTATTAGCACATAGTTTATTTAATTGTCTTGACCAGTCTCTTTGAGGGTCTATCACATTAAATTTAAAGTCTGTTCTTCTTATGTGTACTGCAGGGTTATCATGCTGTCTAGGGTCTTTTGCATGTACCATAAAAGTAGAGAAATAATCAGATAAATATACATGTTTACCGTCTTTTCTTTTTGGTGTGGCGCTAATTCCTATTTTTATCTTAGCGTTAAGACCGTTAAGAGCAGTAGAAAACATATCTGCAGGGCATAAATGAGCTTCGTCTACTAGTATCATAGAAAAACTATTTTTTAGACTATCTATATTATTATATACACTTTTGTATATACCTACAGTTACATCTTGTACATCAAGTAGTCCATCACCTATTTTACCGATCTTAGCAGTAGGTATTTGCTTTTCTAATTCTTCTATCCACTGTCTAAAAAGTAATTTGGTATGTACCATAACTAATGTTTTAGTTTTATTTCTAGAAATAATCTCGCATCCAGTAAACGTTTTACCCCACCCACAAGGAGCTTGAAGTATTCCACTTCTAGCTCTACCTCTAGAAAAGAATTCGTCTACCACGTCTTTTTGCTCAGGACGTAATGTACCAGAAAAAGTTAAATCAGCATTGGTAGTCTCAAATGTTCTATTATCTATTACAGTATCCCACTCTAGCTTATAGTACCCATTAGCTGGTACTATATAGTGAGTGTCTGATTCTTTAATAGTAGATAAAAATTCATCACCATTATCATATGTAAATAAAGAAATAAGAAGATCGTGATCATATACATCTTCTTTTTTAATGTATAGCCTATCTGATATTTCTATTTGCTTTACTTTTGCTTTTTTCATATTAATACTGTTGCTCTTTTCAGTTCTTTTTCGTAAGTAAATTCTCTAATATACCACTCATTATTTACTTTAACTATACTAGCATATAATTCATCAACTACGTTAACTGATTCTTTAGTATTTAGGGTAAATGGATAAGAAATATTTTTTAACCATACTAAGTTATCTTTAATTCTAGTTATTTTTCTTTTATCTGCTGATACTGATTCTTGAGTAGATAAATCGTAAGGTATAGCCTTACAGTCAATACCCCACTTAACGTTACTTATAATTATATCTTGTAAGTTTCTACAAGTATAGTCAAACTTTAGTCTATTATCTAACTTTAGCAGTCTAGAAAAGTAATCACCAGATATATTTTTATCATCTACAGTTTCTAAATGACTATCTTTATATTTTCTTATATAGATCTTATCTAAAGAGTATATAGTTTCATAAGGTTTTTTTATTAAACCAAAAAATGGATAATTAATATTATCAAACTTACTCATTAAGTTGTCTATACGCTTTAATTATTTTGTTAGCTATTATATACATATCATAAAATGAGTGTTTAAAACTAGTAAAAAGTAAACCGTTAGTGGGATATAAGATTTTATCTTTAAATAGTAGGGCTATAAACTTATCTTTATTTTCTATTCCTAATATTCTAGATACACTACCCGTACCTACACATTCTATATTAGCTGCGCGTAACATATTCCTAAAGTATGCTCCTAAGCAATCTAAATGATCATAATCGCTATATTCAAGTTGTTTTACTAAGGCTATAGCAGCACTAGAGGTAAGAGGATTAAGAGAGAATGTGCCCCCAGTCCATATGTCTTTTGTATCATCTAAAAAGGTAGTATTAGCGATTTTATCAGTAAATGCCGTAATGCCTATAGGAAGACCTCCCCCAACAACTTTGCCATAAACTATAATATCTGGTTTGACTGCTATTGAAGGAGTTATTCCTTTAATGGTGTATCTGAATCCAGTAATAATCTCATCAAATATTAACACAGTATTATATTCTTTGCATACTCGTTCAATATTTTTCAATAAGCTTGATTTATAAACTGGATTAGTCTGCTGTATCGGTTCAATTATAAAAGCAGCAATTTCATCATGATATTTATGTATATAGTCTACAGCATGCTCTATATTTGGAACACTTAATTTATAAGTGCTGTCTACCCCTGTACCTTTATATAAGGTAATATCACTGACCCCATGCCATCCTGTATACAGAGACGCTATAGTCATTTTACCTGTAGATGCTCTAGCTAATCGCACAGCTCTTTGAACAGCTTCTGAGCCTGAGTTAGAAAATACATAATTATTAATATGAGTCGGTGTATGTTTATCTATAAGATCAGTTAATATTTTATTATTTTTATTGTTCTTTTGGCTTACTATAAGGTTAGTAGCTTGTTTAGTGATAGCTTTTACTATTTTTTTATTTGAATGACCTAATATGTTAACACCAGATCCCATACTTAAATCATAATATTTATTACCTTTATCATCAAATAGGTAAATACCCTTACCTTTATTAAAAGCGTGTCCGTGAGCGCTAAAATTATAGTTTATTCCACACATCTACATAATCTCCGCCCAATAAAGTGCCATCTGCTGTACACACATTACATGGAGACATATTTCTATCTCCATTAATTAACTTTGTTCTAACTTTACTAATATAGGAACTTTTCCATATATCATATATATTTTGGTTACTTATATTTCCAAATCTTATTTTTTTAGACCAGTCATTAGTACATAGTAATATGTCTCCATTCCAATCTAACATCATAGAATACGCAGTATAATTACAAGGCTTACTTATATCGGCTACTTTATTAGTTTTAATAGATCCAGCTCTATTTGTTAATAATAACCCATAATCATCTTTTTCTGTAAGCCACCTACTCCTTAGAGTAACCTTACTAGGATCTATATTAGATTCTTTTATTAGTTTATTAAAATAATCAACTTGACTAGGCCCATCATACATACTTATTAGTAAGTGATTTAACCCTGCCGAAAAAAGTTCATTTATTAACTTTGAAGTTACCTTATCTCCATTTGTTACTAATTCTACTCTAAAAGATTTTAATTTATCTATACCCATAAGTATATATTTATATAACAGGGGCTCAGAATATCCAGATAGATTTATAGTACCTTTATAATTTAGCCTATTTAGTTGATCAGCTAGATTATCTAATAAGTTTATAGACATATGTATATTCTGATTAGGGTATATATCTTCTGATACCCTTGGGCAGAATATACAAGTTCTATTACATAATTCAGATAAATTTATCTCTAACCAATTAAATAATGGTATGTTATTAATAAACTGTATATCATGCATATACTCTGAACGTCTCTTAAAGTTAGCATGAATATCTGAATTCATTTATAGTCTTCTAGTTCACCCCAGCTAGGGCCTACTTCAAAATCTACTTTAATAGGGCAGCCCGGAATGGACAACCCTCTATCTCTTTGAATGCATTCTTTAGCATTTTTTACATATTCATCTACTAGATCTTCACGTACTTCAGATACAATAGAGTCATGGACTACAGTAAAAGGCTTGATAGCATCATCATAATTATTAGCCTCGATCCACTTAACTAAATCGATAACTCCTAGAATGTTAATATCAGAAGCTACTGATTGAACTAAAAAGTTAACACCTGAACGAATAGCATGTTTTGCTACGCCCTGATTAGGTGACTTTGCTTCTGGTAGGCGGCGTTTACGACCAAAGAAAGCATAGATGAATGCATGATTTTCAATCTGTGAATTTGATCCATCAATAAACTTCTTGAGAGCTTTAGCCTCGTTAAAGTACTTAGCAATAAACTGTTTAGCCTGAGATACCGTAATACCTTCACCTTCTTTAGCGTCTTTATTAACGGTTTCAGCAATTTTAGCTGGCCCAGCTTGATACATGATACCAAAGGTAATAGCTTTAGCCCACTGACGCTCATTTGGAAATAGTTTTTTAACTTCATGAACTTCGCAGGTAAGATTAAACATCTGTTTTGCAACATACGAGTGAAAGTCAAGTTTATCAATAAACGCTTGCATCAAAAACTTATCGCCAGCTAGAACAGCTGCATAATATACTTCGGCAGTACCTAAGTCACATTGAACTATTCTATATCCTGGTCTTGCTCGGAATAGCTTCTTGATGTCTTTGTTGTCTCTTGGAATATTTTGATAGTTAAGGTTGCCACTGCTTGATAAACGCCCACTAGTAGTGCCGTGAATATTAAAACCACTACGAAGCCTGCCATCGAAATCTACTCCATTCTTAATATTTAAAATATAAGTACCTGCCATCTTAGATTTCTCTCTAAGCTCAAGTACAGCTTCAGATAGGGGATGCCCCATCTCTTTTAGAACCTCTTTATCTACAGACCAAGCGCCTGTTTCTGTTTTCTTAGTTGGTTTAATATTTAGAATATTAAAGAACAGCTCACGTAATTGTGCGGTAGAGTTAGGATTAAAACTTTTTTGATGAATACGCTCAAAGCGTAGTACTGCTTCATTACAGCTAATCTCTTCTAAGCATTCTTCAACGTCAATTTTATACTGATTAGAAAGCCAATCTACAAACTCTACGTCTACAGGTCCACCATTTCTTTCTAGCTTTTTAAGAGTATAGGTACCAGGTAATAGAATCTCTCTATACAATTTGGTAAATTCTGCACTTTTTTCTACTATAGGTTTAAACTTATTATAAAGTTGGAAAGTAGCATCACCGTCTTTACAGGCGTATGGACCAAGAATGTCACTTGGAAGCATTCCATAGTTAAAGTCAGCTAGCTTAACTTTATTCTGTCTAGCCCATGTCTTTTTATATTCATCTAGTTCTTTATCGTAGTCACCTAGATCTGTAAAACGTAGTGCAAGTGGCTTTAGACCGTGAGTACCTACAGCTTCTTCTAAGCAGTAATGTAACAACATAGTATCTTCATAGTCAGGGAATTCAAACCCATACTCATATTCCATATAACCCATATCAAACTTGGCATTATGAAATATAACTTTTTTACTTTTAAATATATCGTGAAACCACTGCTTATGCTTTTGCACTAAGTCTGCAGATATATACAGACCTTGATGTTCCTTAGTAGAGATAGCAATACCTAGAATAACTCCTGTAAAAGGAGATACGCTAGTAGTCTCGATATCAGCTACAATAGGATTAGCTGCTTCAATCTGAGTCTTATACGTATTGAACTGCTCTTCAGTTTCAATAAAGCAATAGTCTTTCTCAGCTATCTTGCCAAAGTCTTCACCCGATAAAATCTTAGGAATCTGTGCAAAAGCGCGTTTAATATCATCTTCTAGTTGAGGTTTGATAATACAGATATTAGGATGCATAATAGGAAGATATTTCTTCTCTACAAACATACCATTATATTTTTGAATACCTGTCATACCTGCTGCGTACTTTAGAGCGTCTGCTCCAATAGGGCAGATAATCTTATACGCATCTAGTTCTTTTAAGTCTAGATCAACGTCTTTTTTTAGGATTTTTTCTTTAGTGCCTGAGCTTAGAAACTTTACGTCATACTCTACATTTTTCAAGTATTTATCAATAATTTTCTTAGCATCACGCTCTGCAGCGCTTGGAAATACAAAACAAATGTCTGTCATCTTAAGCAATTCTCCGCTTGTCTCTGTGTTAATTCGCCTGGGTCTACGCCGTCTGGTAGTTTAATAATTCTGGAAAATATGTTTTTTGTATCTAGTGCGTTAGCTATTTTAGTAGCTGCCATCTGTCCAGCATTATCAGGGTCCATCATAATATCTACCCTTGTAACTCCTAGCCTATCAATCATTTCTAGTTTTTTCTTACTGAAGTTACTAGCGCCAAATATACATAGTGTATTAGTGTATCCTAATTGCCACATATTTAACATATCAAAAATACCTTCTACTAGGATTACATAGTTTGTATTCTTTATCTTATCAATAGGAAATAAGCAATCTGATACTATTGCATTTTTCGGCTGTCTGTTGTATTTAGATTGATTAGCTAGATTTTTAATAGATCTACCTTCTATAAACTTTATCTTACCAAATTGATATACCGGTATGCAAACATAATCTAATAACCCCATCTTAGAAGTAGTAAAAGTATTAAACTCTTTTAGAACTTTTATATCAATACCTTTAAATTCTTCTACAAAAATCTGCCTATCATCCGGTAACTGAACAGTGTTTAGCTCCATCTTGGCTTCTAATTTTTGTTTTAGTTTTTTAAGCATATACGGATGCTTACTATCAAAGTCTAAGATTACAGTTTCACCTATAGAAGCCAAGAATTTAGTAGTACCACCACCAAATCCACAGCTCCAACAGTGAAACATTTCTTTTTCTAGGTTAAAAGAAAGACTAGGGCTTTTATCCACATGCTGACCGCTAGTACAAGATATCAAAATCTCACTAGGATTATTAGTTTTACGATACTCTATTCCTCTTTTTTCTAGAAGATCAACTAAGTTCATATGTCTTTTGGTCCTTGCTTTTCATTATCTGAGCCAAATTTAACTCCTGCATGAGGTCTCTCATTAATTACTGCTGTAGAGTTAGGGTTAATCTTAACGCAAGTCCAATCCATAGCTACATCAAAACTCATGGCTTTACCGTTGCGAATCTTAGTAGTGTGAATAGTAATTTTACTATCCAATCCTCTATCTTCTCCCTCTGCTGGTGGAAAGAAGTTAAAGCTTCTATCTGCAGAGTCTAGAATACCTTTTGCAAACCTAGCTTCACCAGAAGCATCAATTTGATAAGGAGATATCATAGTTACATCATATTTTCTAGCTAGAGATTTTAGATTATCTGCAATAGTAATCTGTGTTTTCCAGTCTTTTTGATCTTCGTGCTTAATAATGTTGATATAGTCAACTACTGTCATATTAAAGTTAGGATATTTAGAAGAGAACATATTACAATAGTGGTCAATACGATTAAGAGTAAGCGACTCATCATCAATCATAAATAGCCTATGATCTGTTAACTCCGGCTTAATAATCTTAATACGTTTATCAAAGGTTTTAAAATCTTTATTATCTTCAAGCTCTTTTAACAGCATGTTTACGCTATCAGATGGTTTATACATTTTTTCAAATTTGGCTTTAGCAATTTGTACACGCTGACTAGCTGTAAGTTGATTTCTAAATATGTCAAGAAAAGGAACTCCTGACATGATAGATAATACTCGGTCATATACTTCTTTATAACGCATCTCAATAGTAAAGAAAGCTACAGTATTACCTTCTAAGAATCTATTAATAGCTAAATTCAGAGAGATGATAGATTTACCAGAACCTCTACGACCGCCTAGCAAGATTAGTTCTTGAGTAGCAAAACCACCATTAACAGCATCAAATTCAGCAGATAGCCCTGAAGGATAAATTTTAAAGTCATTCTCGTCTGGAAAGAAATCAAGTTCTGCAACATCATATAACTCATCATCGTGAGGTATTGCTTGATTCATATGTAATAAGTGATTTTGAAACTTATCTACAATTTCTACTTTTTCTAAATCTTCTAGCCCATCAATTAGCTTATCAATAAAATTGATAGTTTCATCTCTGATATAGTAGTCTTGTAGCTGTGCAAGCAGAAATTCATCTTGAATCTGCTCATTAATATTTTCTTCTGCACATATTTGGTTTTCAATATACTCTTGTAATCCTTGGTCTTTACGAATACTAATTATCTCAGCTACCGACGGTAATCTAGTATTAGCCTTATAAAAAGACTTTATCTTATCAAACAGCATGCTATTAGTACCAGTAAAATACTGATTCAGCAATTTAGAATATAGAGCGTTACTCTGCGTATCTAATAGACGACGCAGAGTTAGTTTTTGTAAATCAATTGCCATTAGGCTGCCTTAACTGGGTATAGTTGATCACGATTAATATAGTAAAAAGCTTTAGCTTCGTCATCGCGCCACACTCGATAGTATTCTCTACCGGTTTCTTCAATATTTTTATTAATTCTATTTCTAAGTGTTTGTACAGCGTTTAGTTTCATTTCTGAACCGTCTTCGAACTGCCAATAAATCTCATAGTGAATACCTTCTTTAGGCTCATCCCACTTATTCTTAGGGCCAGGTTTAAAAGCATACATCTCAACATACCTTTGTCTACCAGACTCTAGGTGTTCTAGCATATCTTCATCATATACCTGATCAATAATGCCAAAGCAGTTGTGACTAGCTAAAAATACTTTTTCACCTTTTGTAAACTTTACTTCTAGATCCTGTACAATATGATCTACTTTTGCTTCTGAATTCTTACCTCTACCCCTAATAGGAACATTAAGTTCCATAATAATATTTTTAATTTTTTGGGGAGATACGAAATATGCCTTAGCAATATTAGACTGAGCTTCACCATTTAGGTAGCTTGCAGCTATAGCTTGTTTTTCTTTATCAGTAAAAATCTTATTACGAGCAGCTTTTTTAAGCTCAGCTTCTCTCTCAATACCTTTATGAAAGTCTTCAATAATGGTATCTAACTTTTTAGTATTATAAGCAATACCTAGATGCTCACAACAAGCTTTCTTAGTTTTACCTGTTTTAATCATCCAAAGTACTTGACGAATCTTAGCTTCTGTTATTTCAGGGGCTTTGGCCATGGTCTACTCCTATTTAGTTATTTATAATATAACATGATATGAGTAGGATTGCAATCTGAATATTAATGAACAATGAGGGTATCGTCTACAAAAAACAATTCTGACACTACTTCTCTAATTAAACCGGTATTTGTATATACAGGTATGAATTTCTCATTAAAAAATCTATTACTTCTATATAGTTTTTCTAAGTAAAAACTACTTATATAGCTTTCTACTAGCTCTACAAACTGATCAGTATTTTCATCTACCTTTGGATAATAGCTTTTTGCCATTGCTTGAAAATATTTTGTTTTACCTTCTATAGTTAAACATAATATAGAATCTAATGATTCATCTGAGAAATCTTCTAATCTAAAATCACTTTTCACTATTTATCACTATTCTTTTATAATACTCTTCTGACCATTTATCATAATAATTAGTCTTAAATAATGTGTATCTTGCAGCTAGTAAGCTAGCTCTATTTTGTATTAAAAATATAACATACTTACCATTACCCGTACTTAGATCTCCTATAAAACCTGGGTCTAGTGGATGATCTAACATCACTATATGATCAGAGTTACTATTAGCATATATTTCTAGTTCTTTAGCGCTATCTACATCTATATACTCTTCATATATAAACACTATTAAATCTATATTATCTATACTTTGTTTAATAGCTGCGTATAGCTCAGACTTATTACCTTTTTCTATAGTATATCTAGCTTTACTAGCAAAGGGACAGATTTTATAGTTATCTACTGGTGCAGATATTTTTTTAATCCAGTTGTGTATGTGGCTTTCATAAATATCTTTCACATCCGCCTTCTCTTTCTATGTCTAAAGTTATGCAATGCAGTCCTCCGTCCCAGAACCACCTATGCCTATAATTACATATTATGGGCTCTATACTATGTTTTTTACAGAAATCCCATACGCCTTTATTATAATTAGTAAATAATACATGAGATTCATCTAGTACTAGGCAATTTAAATCAAAAATAGACTCATTTGAATACCCTAACCACTGATTAAACCATGTATTTATAAGTACATCAAACTCCTCATTATTAAATTTAGAATGCTCAAAATCATAACTAGTAGCCCACTCTTGAGTTTTTCCATTAGCTAGAGACATATTTTTTTTACCGTCAGGACGTGTTCTTGTTTTTTTAATCTTAAACCAGCCTTCTTTAAGAACATCAATTGCGTCATACCCTTCTATAACATGTATATCCCAATTTGCAAATAAAGAATCTTTAACCATATGCCTCTTATCATAAGTTAATATGACCCCTGGCTTTAAAATTGCAAATACAGCATCTCCGTGAGACATAGGATTTTTAAATTTAGCATTAAAAGCTTTGCCACCATGAATAGTATAGCCTAAAGGTTCATAGGTTTTTTTAATATAATCAACCATAGTTTGTGTATTAGAATCTTCTTGCACATCTACTATAATATCTTTACCTAATCTAATTATGCTAGCAGGATTAAATCCTAGTAATGCTCTTGGTCTTTTAAAGTACTCTGCATGTTCTTTTAACCCTTTTGCAAACCACATAGTTGTGTCTCTAGCTGAATTTCCAAGTATCAAATCATTATCAAACACTACAGACCAGTCTCTAGGGGTCATTAAAGCTGGATAATCATAAACGCTACTTTCTTTACCGTAGTCAGGCCTAAATACTTTAGCCCCATAAGTTTCTACTACGTTTATTAGCTTTTGGTAATCTTCTTCAGTTTCATCTAATAAATAAGTTAGTAGTCTTTTATTATTATCTGAAATATAAGGTAATGTTGCTATAGCTCTTGAATTCCAAGACCTACCTACTACTAATTGTTTTAATGGTTGAAATTCTGTATATGCTTGTGGTCTCATTGCTATTCCTATTATATAAAAAAGACAGTGCTCTCATCGTCCTAGTTTACTAGTATAGTAGATTTATGTCAATATCTATTATGCATCAGCAGCTTTTGGGTTATAGTCAGTACTATTAACAACTGAGTAACCTTTATAGTTACCTACTGGGGCAGACACCTTTTTAATCCAACTAGCTATATGACTATCATAAATATCGTTCACAACTACCTTCTCTTTCTATATCCAAAGTGATACAATGTAACCCTCCATCCCAAAAAAATCTATGTCTAAAGTTACATATTATAGGCTCTATATTATGTTTTTTACAAAAATCCCATACACCTTTATTATAATTAGTAAATAATACGTGAGATTCATCTAGTACTAGACAGTTTAAGTCAAAAACAGACTCATTTGAATATCCTAACCACTGATTAAACCAAGTATTTATAAATATATCAAACTCTTCATTATTAAATTTAGGATTTTCAAAGTCAAAACTAGTAGCCCACTCATGTATTCTTCCATCATTTAGATTTATAATTTTTGTACCGTCACGTCGTGTATGGTTAAGTTTAAAGGTACTCCAACCTCTTTCATGAATTTTATCTATTTCTATAACATGTATATCCCAATTAGTAAATAAGGAATCTTTAACCATATGATTTGAATCTGTAGTTAGTATTACCCCAGGTTTTAAAATTGCAAATACAGCATCTCCATGAGACATAGGATTTTTAAATTTAGCATTAAAAGCCTTACCGCCATGAATAGTATAGCCTAAAGGTTCATAGATTTTTTTAATATAGTCAACTATAGCTTGTGAGTTAGAATTTTTTTGTACATCTACTATAATATCTTTGCCTAACCTAATTATACTAGCAGGATTAAATCCTATTAATTCTTTTGGTCTTTTAAAATACTCTGCATGTTCTTTTAATCCTTCTGCAAACCATCTACTAGTAGCTTTACCTATACTACCAATTATCAGATCATTATCAAATACTATAGACCAGTCTCTAGGAGTCATTAAAGATGGGTAATCATAAATGCTGTCCGCCTTACCGTAGTCAGGTCTAAATACTTTAGCTCCATAAGTTTCTACTACGTTTATTAACTTTTGATAATCTTCTTCAGTCTCATCTAATAGATGAGTTAGTAGCCTCTTATTATTGTTTGAAATATAAGGTAGGTTTGCTACAGATTTAGAATTCCAAGATCTGCCTACTACTACTTGCTTTAATGGTTGGAATTCTGTATATGCTTGAGGTTTCATTACTACTTACGCTATATAAAAAAGGACAGTGAAAAATTTTCACTGTCCTAGTCTACTAATGTAATTGACTTATGTCAATAGTTATTATGCGTCAGCAGCTTTTGGAGTGTAATCGGCACAGCTTAGGCCACGACGAGTCAGTACAGTCTTAACACCGCGAACTGTTTTATCAAATGATGTTGCAATTTCTTCAACAGTTTGATCAAGCATATCTTCGATACCAGCATATGGGTCTGCTTTAGCATCTTTTTTATCGCGCTGTGGAGCTTTAACGCCCATAGACAGCAACTTACCACGGATAGAGTTTACAGAACGGCCTACAGCATCAGCAATATCTTCTAGATATGCGCCGCTATCAACCATTGACTGGATTTTAGCTTCGTCTGCTTCAGAATAGGTACGAGGAGTTACTTTTTTCTCAGCGGGCTTAATGTGTGCAGTCATTTCTAGTGAAAGAGCTTTACCATTAATTTGACGAGCTGTGAATTGTCCACCAGCAAATTGCTCAGCAATTTCTTCTGCGGTCCAAGTACCTGAGTTTGCACTCAAGAATTGAGATAGAGCAGTAGTTTCTTCAGCAGAGAATACAGGAGCTGCGCCTGGCTTCTTAGGAACTTCGTAGCCCAGTTTACGCAATTTTGCGGTTACTGAACGACGTGGAAAGTCTAGCTCTTCCATTAGAGCTTCAATAGTATCTTCGGTAAGTCCTGCAGAAGCAACGTCTTGCAGACGAGCTACCATTTCGTCTGTGTATTCAAATTTAGCCATGTGTGTGATCCTTTCATTGATCATTGGGTTGGTTGGTTTTTAAATTAAACAAAAGAGTTATTAATCTCTCTTTTGGCTATATTTATATATTACATAAAAACTTTATCTGAAGCAACTATAAATTGAAGGTAAGCAGCTAGTTGGTCAGTTTTAAATCTATTAAAAATCACCGACTAGGACTTCTTTTTTACTTGACCAGTAATCTACAATCTTAACGCCTAGATCAATTGCTTTTTTATATTTAGAGGACGAAGTATCTCCAGCAGTAAGTAAAGCATAACAATCTTTAGTTACTGTAGATGTTACCTTAAACCCTTTAGTCTCTAGGATAGAAGTTAACTCGCCTCTAGTAATATCTGTTTTTCCTGTAATACATATCTTACGAGAACCGTTACCTACAATATCTTCTACTGTCACATTTTGTTCCAGTTTGAGAGGTAGTGTAAGTACCCAATCCTCATTTTCATCAAGCCAGGATAGAATAGAGTCTATTGTAGAAGGTCCAATACCTTTAATATCTACAGTGGCTACGTCTCTTAATCTTTTGAAGTTAGGTATTTTATTGATAATCAGCTTAGAAGCTGTTCTACCTACACCATTTATACCTAGAGAAGCTAGCACTAACTCATATGGCTTAGTCTTAGCTCTTTCTATCTCAGCCTCAATATTAGGTCCAATAGCACCTAACTTATCCCAGTTGTTATTAGCAAATATATCAACTGGGTGTGTTAAGCCCATCTTCTTAATGTTAGCTGGGCCTAATCCTTTAATATCAATAGTTTTAATAAAATGTTCTAAAACTTTTGTTGTATTAACAATAGCCTTATCACTTACCAATAGTCTAGGACCATCTCTCTTTGTCTTGGTGCCTACACTATTCTCTGCGTGACTTTGTGTAATCTTTATACCGTGTTTAGAATGTTCTTTTACACGAAGGAACTTAGGTATAACTCCGCCAGCTCTTTCAATTTCAATAGTATCTCCCAAGCCTAGATTATGCTGTTCAATAATACTAATATTATGTAAGGTTACTCTTGAGATAGTAGCGTCATCAATTACTACCGGTGTTATGATACCTGTAGGATTAACTGTGCCAGTTCTACCTATTACCCATACTACATCTTGTAGGGTAGTAAAAGCTGTTTCTGATTCACGTTGCTTAAGAGCTACAGCAAATCTAGGATATTTAGATGTATAGCCGAGTTTAACGCATTTTTTATAATCATTAATACGATATACTAAACCATCTTGAGGATAATTTTTAGCTTTGTTATCTAGTACAGTAAAGAAACCCATATTAGTAAGAATAGACATACGAGTAGTATAATTCATCTCATAACCTAGAGAGTCATGAGCTACAAATATGATCTCTCTTTCTTTAAATTCTGTAGCTGACTTTAGTCCTAAAGCTCCGCTAACGTAGTTTCTATAATTATCTACAGGCTTATCTGTTAGGCATTCGCCATTAACTACTAGTAAAGCTACTTCTGTATTGATCTTCTTAGGGATATTAACTATCTCTAGCGCAAGATGAGTAACATTTTCTCCCATCTCACCATCTCCGCGGGTTAATGCAAGTTTAAGCTTACCGTGCTTATAAATAAGAGATAGATTAGCGCCATCAATTTTAGGTGTAATAATATCATACTCTTTGTCGATATTGTCTAATTCATACTCTTTTCTCAAAGAGTATAATTTAAATGGGTGTTTTACCTTACCCGCTTTACCGCCTACTTTTAAAGTGGGCGAGTCTGAATCTCGCCAACCTTGTGCTGTTTCCACAGCTTCAAGTTTATCATATAGCTTATCCCATTCTGCATCAGAAATTTCTGGAGCAGCTGAGTCATAATATAAATGACTGTGTTTAATAACGATTTGTTTGAGTTGTTCATAATTCATATTATTAATATAATCTAAGTTTTAGCATTGAGGAAGTACATAGTTACCTCTAATTTGTTCAACTAACCAGATTAATATAAAAGATCTGGGGGAGTTAATATACTTTTAACATGTTCATCTAACCACCAACGGTCAGCAGCGTGAATGTATTTTTCATTGGCATCATTTTTTAGTATCTCATCTATCTGCGGATCTTCCCATGCCATCGGAAAGTCAAGCCAGTTACCAAGCGATCTTATATACTGACGTCTGTATAAGTATAAAAGTTCTTGGCTTACAAAAAATGGTGGAACCCTCATCCACTGAATAAACTGAGGCATATTTCCCCATGTTGGTCCACCTCGAAGTCTAGTTTGTTGATGCGTGAGTATATTACGATCGCGACCTATTACTACAGGTTGAACATTGATTCCAAGATTTTCACATTTTTCAATAAATTCAAAAATTGGTGGAACTTTAGGAAGCCAATTTTCGATATAAGGATTGCTTATACTCGTAACAGCGTATTGCTTACCTCCCATAATGTCTAGGTCTATCTTGTCAAGGTTATTCCAGTAATAGTTGAATGGTTCTTCATAATGCGGTATAAAATAACCATCTGGTTGAAGAGCCTCTTTCCACCCATGCACTGACTCGTGCATACTAAATATCTTACTAAATAAATGGTTTCCTGATCCTTGCGGACCAAATAACACTATCATCTTCATACTACTGCTACCTCTATATCACCTAAGTTATATAACTGATGGTATTTTGCAGGCGGTTGCTCAATCCCTAGTCTACAAGCTAATTCTTGATTGCTATCAATATCAAAACTTGCGCCATGCGCAAAAGCAAAGTCATCAATATCTTGATTCTGTTGATCTATATGCATAGCCATCATCTCAAGATTGCTGTAGTATTGATAATTGGGGTAGGTTATATTAAATTGCCCGCAACGTACCCACCAACCTAGACAAGCATCATTATCTCTACGCACTAATACAATTGGGCAATCAGGCCAAGTTGCTTTAATACAGTCTAAGTGATGACTAAATACATGGCTTTTAATTATTCGGGTGCCTGTGCCCTTAAAGGGTCGATCAAATTCAGCTTCAGCTTCCGCTTTAGTAAGTTGTGGGAGACGCATAAAACGTCTTCCAAACTCCATACCTGGATCAAAGTATGCACCTAGATGCATAAGCTCTGGCTGTCCCCAAGCACTATGCCAATATGTTCTAGCTTCGCTATAGTCTGATTGATCAATACTAGGACTGGAGTATATGTTTTTAACCACCGAGCTCCATTTAGAGCCCGGTGCACCTGTTACAAATATGTACTTAGGCATTAGTAGTTTTGCTTGCTTTGGTAATAGCTAAGGCTAGAGCACCTGAACCAAATACCGCTAAACAAGTACCTAGCACTGCAATGTTTGGGCCCCCGCCAAAGTTTTGACCGTAAACATAAGTTGAGAATCCTACTAAATAAGCAATTAATACTCCCCAGAACATACCTGCTTCGTTGACTAGCTTGTCATTCCACAGGCTAAACATCAATGGGAACCATACTGTAGCCCTGAGAATACCAAAGAATAAGAAGATAGTCACCAGTGTCATACCTGGCCAGTTAGCCAGAGTTAAGCCTGCTGCAATCAATAAGAACATACCTATTCTACCAATATTAATGCTAGATTGATCATCGCCTTGTGGCTTGACCATGTTCTTAACATCATGTCCAAAGATGTTACTAACGCTGCTAAGTTGTGAGTCAAGCACAGATACTAGTCCTGCAAACAACATAAATAGATACATTATAGCAGCCCATGCAGGTAGCAAGCTACCTATAGTAAGCACGTTAACATAACCTAGCAATTCTTTAGGTACTTCGTATTGCATACCCGCAGCTAGAAATCCTAAGATACCGGTCATTAGTGGTGTTAGTATGAATATGAACGCACCGCCAACAAATGCTTTGATAACACTATCTTTTTTTACAGCAAAAGCACGTTGATAGAATGCATTATCACCCCACGGTGCTCCCATATGTCCAATAGCGGTAGAAAAACCAAAGCCCATAAATACGCCTAGTGCAAAGTTTGTACCAAATATATCACGACCATTACCAGTTATACCACCTAATCCTAGATCAACTACACCCCAGCCACCGGCTACGCTAACTGCCCAAGGCATCAATATCGCTAGTCCTAGAACTAATACACTCAGTTTGAATATCTCTGTTATAACTGATGCCTTTAATCCGCCACGTATGGTATAAGTTAATGCAATAGCTGCCAGAATCAAACTAACTACATGATAGTCCATACCAGTTAATACTTGTACTGATTTAGATCCTGCCAGCACATTAATAGCAAAACTGCAGATAGCAAGGCTAAATAGCTCAACCATAAACAACGATTGTACACGTTTGCCAAACTTCTCTTTGAGATAACCTGATATAGTAAAGCCATCAGGTTTCTTGTCTCGTAATCTCTTAGCAAACCAGCTAAAGAATATCAGGCTAAGAAAGTTACCTATACAGAACCAGAACAATCCAACTAGTCCGTTCATGTAGGCTTGTTGTGCAGAGATGAACATTCCAGGTGCCCACATCCATGCAGCACCGGTACTCATCGCTCCTTGAATAGCGCCTACTTCTCTGCGAGCTACAAAGAAGCCCTCTTTGCTAGTAGCATAGCCTTTAGCAAAAACCCATGTCAATCCAAACACAATAATAGCATAGGCAGCTAGTACCATGATTCCTGTGTCGGTAGTGAACAATGGAAAAAGTTTAGTTAGATCCATTATTTTTATCCTTAAAATATTTCCATGCAGCGCGTTGAACCGGACTTCCATCCGGTTTAAATCCTTCAGCTAATAACTGATAGAATTTTTGTTGTTTACGTCGCATCTCTGAGCTAACGTTAACATATAATTTATTGTCTTTCATAGGCCATCCAAGTGCTTGACACATCTTGTGCCACAGCACTCCTGAATGCTCATCCAGTATATCTTCTATATTTAACCAAGTTAATCTAGGATCATTTATACCAGATAATCCATGACTTTCTATATCGATTCGTAATCTATCTGCTAACTGATAATCGTTATCTATACCCAACATGCCATACCACCGATCACGATCCATAGTAGCTTCGTTACGTAGATAGCACAATATATGCTCATCTGCTCTAGCCACATCAACATAGATTAGCTTATCAAAAGGCATCATCCAATCTAGTATAGTCTTGATATTACTATCTAAGTCTTCTGATGGATTAGAAGGCCAACCGGCATATATATTAGTATGCCATGGTTTAGTATCATTACGGGCTTCTTCAAGTCCAGCCATAAAATCATCGATGCCTTTTACTTTACAAAAACTAGCATAACCGTGACTACTGCCGTCTGGAAGCAAAGGATCATCTGTTACACCAGTTCTGTGTTTACTGAACCGCTCTATCATCCAGCTTATAAAGCTGCCATAGGCTCCTGGGGGATATACTACTACAGTAACTTGATTCATTACTTACACCATATGTAGTAGATTAAATACTGCTGTAGGCTTACCGATGTCGTTGTGTGCGTTGTCCAATATCATTTGAGTTTTTTCAGTTACTCTACCAGTTATCTGTAGCATTGGTCTATCCCACCATCCCATGTTAGCGGTACAATGTGGCATGTCTCTCCATTCCCATGTTATACAATCTCCGGCTTTCCATTGCGTAAAGTTTGCATTACCAATCTGAAATATTTGACCTAGCTCCCAATCGGCTAACATTATAGCAAATCTTCTCATGATATTAGGATTTTCATCCATCTCAGTAATCTTAAAACTATTTTCACGCTCTGGTCTAGCAGCAAAATTATCCATGTGCAGATGCAACATCTGGCCAGTTGTTTGATTATGGAATTTAATCATAGGATCTTCTAAGCCAAGTGTATCAGCTATCTGCCTAAACAATGGAATATCTTCGGCTGCTGTACGATTGAATACTTCTTGTTTAGGATCAGCGCCAGCACGTATTAGATCTTCTTCCTCTGCACTAGCAGTATAAAGTCCTTGCTCCGCAATATCTTGGTTGAAATTGTTGCGAGTACTCCAACTACTAGGTTTAGCACGCGGTAGGCACTCATTTATTGCATCGGTAAAGTCAGCTTTAAATTTGCAAACGTAGGTATAGCTATCGGCTCCAAGTTTAGCTGGTCGGCTGGGATTAAAATGCCACTGGCTTTGTTGTTTAGTGAATTCCCAACGGCTATTACCCCAATCTTGATATTCAGTCATATTATTTCCTTATATGTTGTATATAATATAGTATAATTTTTTTTACTTTTTTTCAAGTAAAAAGAACAAACGATTGCCATTATCTTTTTTGAAAGTTACTAACTCAACTCCGCAGTCATTAGCTACACGCTGGGCTGCTTCAAAATCCCAAGGGAATATATGAATCCATGGGCCGTTCTTGTGCGTCTCTCCTGGATTAGCGCGAACATAAATTTGCCCACCTGGTGCAGTTATCTCAACAACCTTGCGAAAGCTAGCAATGATATCTTCATACTCGCCAAAATTGATGCTACCAAGTACTATTACTGCGTCATAAGTATCAGGTTCTACATCGTATTCTAAGATGTCTACCATGTAGTCAGCACTACTGTTAAACTTGTCTATTCCAACTAAATTAGGTATGTGTGGTTTGAATTGATTATATCCACATCCAACATCTAGAACTTTTTTGGGATTGAGTTTATTAATCTCTTCTACAATACCCCATCCGGTATACTGATAGATATCAGTTTTGGGTTGCCATACTCCACTACCCCAAAAACGTGTAGCATATTTTGTGTCGATATCTTCTACTAGATCGGCTACTGACCCTTCTAGATTAGCAATAACATCAAACGTATCTTTTATATCTTGTTCAAACTTTTCAATACCTGTAAGAGTCCAAGGTAAAGATTTGATATTAGTATCTTTATTTAGATTACTGCGAATATCTATCCAACGTTCTAAACTAAAGGCATCATCTAAGTTTTTTAGGATATATGTTAAAATTTTCGTATTCATTACTTACCTTTAAGCTCAAAATCTAGTAGATATAATAGACTACAAATTGCATGAGCTAAGTGGCTAATTCCTGATTCTGGATCAATTTTCTCACCTTGCATATGCGTAGAAAAATGTCTCATGGTTGCCGCTTGATATCTTACAGCTTCCACTTTTTCCCAATTAAATCTATCATATTTAGCTGCTCCATAAGTTAAAACTTTAACTACTTCATCTACTGCTGCAAACGGCAATAGTGAATAATCAGGTTTACCGTTATCAAACTTCATACCTTCTGCTGTAGTATTTAACACATCGTCAATAGTTTCATAAGTAGTATGATTATGTTCTACATATTTAATTTCTGTAGAGTCAGGCATCAAACTGTAATTAGCGGGCATAAGCTTTACGTAAGCATCTAAATTTAAATCAATATTCATAGTATTCTGCTTATTATCAATAGTTATTTCTGCAGGTTCCATATCATCAATATGTTTATTCGATTCTAATAATGCTTCGTTTGTACTAATTGATGATATGATAGAAGACTTGTTATCTTCCTCTTTAGTTTTGCGTGCTATAAAAGCTGCGTAGCTTTCAGACTCATGCGTAGATACTTTACTCATTATTTTACCTTGCGTTTAATTGCTTCTAGTAATTTCTGTAAATTTTCTTTTTTATTAAGATTAGTGCCATCTACTCCTAGACCTAGTAGTATTTCTAATTCTCTGAGCATTACCTTTACAGTTAGTGACTTATCTTCTTCTTCAATTTCTGGCTTCTCATACATTTTAAGTTGCACTAACTTACTTATAACACTTCTATAACCTTTAGAGAAGTGAGATGCCAATTTATGCACGTCTTTTACTCCGTCATCTTTATATAACTTAATTAATTCTGCTTCTTGTTCATCATTCCAAGCTTTAATACTCATCGTCGTTCTCCAAATCTAATTCTAATTGTGTATCCCATCTATATTTCATTGCAACAGCTTCTCCTGCATCTTCTAAGAGAGGTATTAATGAACTAACCTCATCTGCAGGAATAGAGAAACCAGATTTAGTAGGATACCACTGGCCTGTATCACCGTCCATAGAGTACTCTCTAATATGTAAATACAATTTATCTCTAAATTCATTAATTGTAACTTTTACTGCATTTCCATTTGGCTTATGGAAAGCAGTACCAAAATCAATATTCATTAATAATAAAATCCTTTTTATTATATAAAAAGTCTTTAAGCCAGTCAGTAACTGGATGCGCTTTAAATACTTGAACTAAAGCGTATCTAATCTCATTATCAGAATTATTTTCCATTGAATGTTCTACTAAATCAGGATCAAATAGTATACTCTCACCTTGCTTTAAACTAAATATACTAACGGCGCCGTTTACTTTAAATCTATATATAAAATCTTTACTCTCACTTAAAGCTGTTATAAGCCTAAGTCTATAATCTTCTTTATTTTTAACTGCTGTATTGTTACCATCTACATGTAGAGGTATAACTTGTTTAGGTTCTTGTTTATGCACTCTGATCCTAGTAGTTTCAAACTGAAAATAATCAACTAGAGCTTTGACTTGAGGTATTTTATCATATAAAGCAGTAAATTTAAAATTTTCTGGCAGTTCTAGTGGTGCAGACCTATAAAAGTCGTAGACGCTGCCACTCTCGCTCTTGATTGCGATAGCGTCTACATTTCCTGCAAGATCATAATCAGTATGTTCTTTGAAGTTTAGCTGGTTAACCCAGTTATTCTGTAAGATTAGTCTCGTCTTTGCTTTCAATAGCATCTGGTTCCATTGCTGTTGTTATTGTTTTAGAAGTTGATGTTAAAGGTTCTGCTGTTAATGACTTCCATCTAGCTATTGTAGCATCTGTTAACCCTTCATCATAGCCGTATACTTTGCAAAAACTTTTAAGTTCATCTTCACTGGTAAATAGTCTTAGGTTATCGTCTATCATTTATATACTCCTTTATAGTACCGCCTTCAATAGGTCGATCTAAGTAGTCTTTTCCTAAAATCCATAAATTTGGATTTTTAGCATTTAGTTGACTAACCCATTTATTATAACAGTTACTTACGCCTTGTAAACCCCTAACGTAATGAGCTCCTACTGTATGAAATGCGTTACTCCACCATATAACAGAATCTTCCTCAGAAGTTACTATAGAAGTAAGTTTTTCTGGATTAACACATATATCTAAATGTATATAAGTATGTTTTAATTTTCTATACCTATCCCAATGCTCTTTAATGGCTTTTTCAGATCCCCACCATTTTATCTCTCTTTGCCAAAGATCTTCATAGGTTTGATGCTCTGTTTCTATGCCGCCAGTTTCGTTTATATTATATGTAGATTTAGCCCATCTTAAAAACTCAGGATAGTCTTCCCCATCCCACTGCTGTAATAACATCTTTTTAAAAGCTAACGCCTGCTTACTGTAATCATAAAATACTACCTCTGTATTTTCTTCAAAACCAAAAGTATTTAATATCATATTAGGTTTAAAACTAGCCGCTACTGCGTATAGTTTTTTAATAGGTTTTTGTAGTTTAACATACTTTAAATCTGAGTAATTTTCTGTATTCCAGAAGAATACACAAGTAGGAGCATAAGCAACTATATTATTTATCCAACTTAATTGTCTTTCTAGTTCTTCAGCACTTTTATCTGGGTATAGATATACTTTAGACTCTCTAATCTTTGGATGAAAATTATATACAGTTAATCCATTCTCCAAACTCTTATTAATAAAATTCCAACCATCTACTAATGGGGTACACACACTAGTTTCGTCTGTTGGATTTAAACTTAATGGAGTATAATCATCATGTATATCCATGGCATGTCTTAAGGCCTTAGTTACCACTTCTTCTTTAGTACTAGTTTTATCCCCAAAAACAGGTTTATCAAATTTTTCATAATATCTTAGATTAACTAGCATACACTGCTTATGTAACCCATAGTACCCTTTACCTTCGGGATTCTGGCTATTATTAGTTTCTTTATCCATTATATGTCCTGTGATAAAGAAATTCATATCTTTAATATACTTCTCAATAAAGCTAAAGAAATAGGCGTCTTTAATAATATGGCCTACAGACTGTACTATACAGTAGTCTACTCCATAGGTTAAAGCTTCGTCTAATACCTCATTAATTGATTTTTTTACTATTATAGGTCCAAAGTACTTAAATCTAGTAAAAAACTCAGTAATCTCTTTATACTTATCTTGTTGGGTCATATTACCTGACATACTTCTGTCATCATATATCCCTACAACATAATTTTTATTTAATCCCATTTTTCTCATAGCTTAATTCTACTAATTCCTTAAATTTTTTATTAGGCTTACCGTGTACTATCATGTGATATCTATCTTCATCACTGTTATTAAATATTGCATGAGTATTACCTACATCCAGTAAAAAAGCAGTTCCAGCTTTAAAAGGTACATAGCCATCATGACCCTGCATTTTAAAGTTGCAGCCTATAGGGTTATTTAATGCTATATTAATTGGTGATAGTTTATTATCTTCTGAATCTGTGTGAGGAGTTATATATCCTTGTGGATCTAATAACATAAATCTAACTCTATAGTACGTATCAAAAGGAAATATATCTTTAAAAAAGTTAGTAGTTATCGGGCATAGATCAGCTATTTCTGTCCAAGTATACGGAACGTCCTCATTAGATTTATACCCATACTGAGCAAAATGATTAGTTTTTTCAGCTGATATACCATGTATACATAGGCTTCTCCAACCTTTATGCCTATAAGCTCCTTGATCTAAATCTCTATGAGCTACAAATAGATGCTTAACAGCTTTGGCTTCTGCTAACATAGCAGTATAATCAAATTCTAAATATAGCTTTAACCAAGGAAGTTTACTATCATTTACAATCCAGTTATAATCTATCATTATAATAAAGCCTCATTAAAAGCAAAACTAGTACCACACCCACAACTAGCTTTAGCTCCTGGATTATTTACAGTAAAAATAGTAGTTAATCCTGTTACTTTTACATCTATAATAGCACCATATACAAAAGGTAGGCTTTCTTTATCTACTACTGCTAGTGGGTTGGTATATAATGTAACCACATCATAGCTGCTACTGTCTATATTATTTACTACTTCAAACTCATAGTTAAAACCGCTACAGCCACCTCCGCTAACAGAAAACTTAAAATAGCTATCATGTGGCATATTTTTAATAATATACTGTTGAGCAGTTTCTGTTATTGTAGGTAGTTTACCTTGTACTTTATTATTTAGTATCGGAGGATTTCCATGAAAATCCTCTAATACTTTTTGTTCTAAAGACATACTTTTCGTTTCTGGTAAATTATCAAAAAAGTTATCTAAGTCTTTTAGGTAGTCTTCCGTTGATTTCATTAAATACCTCTATGTAGCTATCTACAACTATGGACCAGTTGGTTAAAGTATCAATACTTTTAACCTTATTAAATAGTTTCTCTTTCTCATGGCTAGAATACACATATCTAAGAGCTTTATCAAGAAACTCAGCTGTAGGCTCATTAATAAAAGTGTGTGAGCTCATTAAACTAGTTGCATCGCCGGGTTTTAATGCAAATATATTAGGATCGGTAATATTAATAGCTTTAGTCTGCATTTGTAATTTAACACCTACATCATTAGGTATAAAATCATCTGTAGGACCACCACTAGATACGATAGGTATACAGCCACAAGCTACAGCTTCTTGTATGTGCATACCAAAACCTTCAGCTCTATAAGGATGTACTACTACTCGACTTGCTTTAAATACATCAGACATTTCTTCATCTGATAAATCTTGGTTTAAGTAAACTATATCTGCGCAACCTGTTTTGTATTGCATTTTAATAATTTCTTGTAATACATTACTTTGCCCGTACACTTTAGGATTATCTTTAATAATAAGCTTAGCATTATCATATTTTTTAAAGCATTTACTCCATACATTTAGTAGTATGTCTAAACCTTTTCTCCATTGAGAATTGCCTACATATACGAAATTAAACTTACTAGCATCAATACCTAAGTGTTCTACAGAATTACCAGCTTCTAGATTAAATAAGGAGTTATCGTATCCGTTAGGCACTACAAAACCATCTTTTGGATTCAATCCACCTTTGCTAAATACCTCATTAATATAGTGACTGGGTACTACTAAAGCGTCTGCAAATGTTTCAAACTTATATTGCCACTCAAATGGTACTTTAGGATATTCCCAAGGTTGTATATAAATAACTTTAGTATTGTTACTTACAGGCCAGTTCCAAATAGGAGGATAAGTATGTCTTACTTGAATGTCTGGGCTATCGACCTCTGGAGATTCAAGCTGCTTAAGAGTTTTAACAACTTCTTTATCAAGTTTAAAAACTGGATCATAGCTGTCTAGAGGTACAATTTTAATATTTATACCCTTTTTATGTAGTCCTGTTACTATGTTCCTATTAACAATACTTAATGAGTGGTTATCATAGAATTTACCAATAAATTCAATTTGCATTAATAAGCTCCATGCTGTAAATAGTATGATTCAAGTTGCGCTAGCGGTAAAGCAAATAGCTTAGGCCATTGAGCAGCTCCTAGCCCTGATGTTTTAAAGTTATGTAGTTCTTGATAATTTTCAAGAGTAACTTTATCCCAAATTTGATAAAATGGATCTTTTTC